ACGCTGAGACTGAATTGGCTAACATCCTATCTGCTGAGATCCTTGCGGAAATCAACAGAGAAGTTGTAAGAACTATCTACATCAACGCTGAAAAAGGTGCATCTGCAAACACAGGTACAATCAACACAACTACTGAAGGTATCTTCGATTTAGATACTGACTCAAATGGTAGATGGTCTGTTGAGAGATTCAAAGGCTTAATGTTCCAAGTGGAAAGAGAAGCTAATGCTATCGCTCAAAGAACAAGAAGAGGAAAAGGAAATATCCTTATTACTTCTTCTGATGTTGCTTCAGCTCTACAAATGGCGGGTGTATTAGATTACGCTCCTGCACTTAACAATAATCTAAATGTTGACGATACTGGTAATACTTTTGCTGGTGTATTAAACGGTAGATTTAAAGTGTACATCGACCCATACTCAGCAAATAACTCAGCTGCACAATACTTTGTAGTTGGTTATAAAGGTACTTCACCTTACGATGCTGGTATGTTCTATTGTCCATATGTACCACTACAAATGGTAAGAGCAGTAGGCCAAGACACGTTCCAACCGAAAATTGGTTTCAAAACTAGATACGGTCTAGTTGCAAACCCATTTGCAGAAACAGGCGCTCAGTCTGGTGCTGCTACAGCGGTAAACGATGCTGGTTCAGCAAACTCAAACAGATACTACAGAAGAGTTAAAGTTGCAAACTTAATGTAATATTGGGTTTATACCAAATCAAAAAAAGGCGATCTTTATGGTCGCCTTTTTTGTTTATACTAAATACTATTAAATGAATATATCATATATACCTGAAGATTTAATTACTATAGGAAAATATAAAGTTGTTAGTTTTGAAAACAATGTATTAGTTATTGACAATTTTTATAAAAACTACGAAGAACTTTATAAAATATTAAAAACTATTCCTTTACCTAGATGGCAGTTTGCTAAAGGTACTAAAAATTTTAAAGAATATTACGATTGTCGCCCCGTATTGCATGTTCCATATTTTGACAGAAAAAATATAATTTTAAGGTATGAAAAGGTTTATAGTTATCTACTTAAACGTTTTTTTAATTACGACAAGATTATTGAAATTTCAACTGATTTATTAGAATTTAATTTTTACAAAAATATTAAAAAAGGAGTATCTAATAAGATGCAATTTGCTCCACACAAAGATTGGGCATATAATTGTATAGTTTATATGGATAAAGTGTCAAGTGGAGGTACTGTAATATACAATGATTTATCTGAATCAGATTATAATAATATTGGTAAAGGTCAGCATGATAATTACAAATTAAGAGATATGTCAGCATTTAGTAAAACTTTAATACCTGCTAAACCAAATAGATTAGTAATTTTTCCTGGAAGTGTATATCATTCATCATATATTGATAATCACAATAAGTACACTAAAAATTGGAGAATGAACCACATTATTCAAATCAGGTATTAATAAATATAACTATGAAGACAAAAAGAAGGAATAAAATCATAATGAAATCATTAAAAAACGCATTTTGGTTAGTAACTGTGGCAGGTGCAGTATTTGTGATTGCCTGGTTTACGTTTCCTGATAAGAAAAATAGATTAGAGTTTATTGAAGAAAGAATGAAAGACGTACAGTTACAAAGAAAAGTCTTAACTCAAAAAGAAAAAGAATTAGAACAACTTGCCACAGAAAAAGAGTGGGAAGAAGTGGATAAGAACACTAATAAATAGTAATATGACAACTACAACAACGTTACAACGTCAACCTACTAAATTAGATTATGCGTCACCAACGCAGTTTAAGTTTAGTATTATCAAACTACCAAAAGTAGAATATTTTTGTACTGCTGTAAATATACCTGGTATTACATTAGGTGGTACTATGACACAACCAACACCATTAAAAGATATACCAATACCTGGTGAGAAGTTGACATATGAACCACTATCTATGACATTTTTAGTTGATGAGAATTTAGAAAACTTCCAAGAAATACACGGTTGGTTAGTTGGTCTAGGTTTTCCTAGAGATCATAACGAATTTAGAGATTTAGTTTCATCTGGTAATGATAGATTTCCAGCAAAGAGTCAATCTATTAGTAATGAAATAGGTAAAGTAAAATATGGTGCTGCGAATACGGGTGGTATATTTTCAGATGCAACTCTAACTATATTGACTAGTAAAAACAATTCTGCATTAGAAGTTAGATTTAGAAATATGTTCCCAACAGGTTTAACAGGTTTATCATACAATCAACAAGCCGCTGACGTAGATTATCTAACAGCGACAGTATCATTTGAATATGAGATATACGATTTTGCTTCAACAGGGTCGTCAACAACAAGTGTAACCACATCATAGACTTTACTTTTTAAAGTTTTTGTGATATACTATATACAATGGAGTTATTATGACATTAGAAGAATTGCAAACACAGGCTGACAAAGACCTTAAAATAAATGATACTGAACTAGATTTAGAATCATTAAAAACACCTCAATTACACAATCAATATTTAAAACACTTAACAAAGTTTAAGTTGTTATTAAGTAAAGCCCAAATAGAATATTACACACAAAGAAAAGAAAAATGGGAATACTATACTGGTAAAGCATCAGCACAAGTATATGCTGAAAAACCATTTAGCTTTAAGTTGTTAAAAACTGATGTTGACAAGTATTTAGATTCTGATCCTGAACTTGCCAAATATAAACAAAAAGTAGATTACATACAAACAGTCGTAGATTTTTTAGATAGAACAATTAAACAAATATCAAATCGTGGTTTTCAAATCAAAAATGCTATTGACTGGAGGAAGTTTACTAGTGGTGCCATTTAATGTTTTTAGACCCAACACATTTTATTAAAGAACAAGCATTCTCAAAATCTTTTTGTGATAATATTGTAAACATTGGTTATAAAAAGAAACTTGAAAAAGCAAAGATACAAGATGGCAGTCAAGTCAATCGTAAATCACAAGTCACATTTATACAAGATAAAGATATTGAAAGTGAGATTACAAAGGTTGTCAATAAAATAAACGAAGAAACAAAATGGAACTTTCTGTTAAGAGAGTTTGAGCCTTTACAATATACAGTTTATGGTGTAAATAACTATTATGATTGGCATATAGATAGTCACCGTAAACCATATAGAAATAAACTAATAAGAAAATTAAGTTTTACTATTTGTTTAAATAATAATTATGAAGGCGGTTTATTTGAATTATGTTCCCCACACCCTATTAGTCTAAAAAATATATCAACATCACATTTTCTAAAACAAGGTTCAATAATAGTTTTCCCATCTCATATGTGGCATAAAGTACACGAAGTAACATCTGGTGTTAGAAAAGTTTTAGTCGGTTGGATATTAGGAAAACCATTTGCGTAATGACAACTACCAGATATTTAATTATAGATAAAGTAAACGAAGTCTATCTTAAAATAGAAGCAGATGCTGATATTCGTAGAGAACTTGGAGAGTTTTTTACATTTGAAGTACCTGGTTTTAAGTTTATGCCTCAATATCGAAATAGAGTTTGGGATGGAAAGATAAGACTATTTAATTATGCCAGTGGTAAAATTTATGCTGGTTTATATCCATATATTAAGAAATGGTGTGAAGACAATAAAGTACAAGTTGTTGACGGAACTAAAATTAAAGATACAAACGTTGATGATACAAAACTAGATAATCTAATTAAAGCTTTAAAGTTACCATTTGAAGTAAGAGATTATCAAAGAGAAGCTTTTAAGTATTCAGTACAAAAAGATAGATGTTTACTCATATCGCCTACAGCATCTGGTAAATCTCTTATAATCTATCTTATGTTGATATTTAACCTATTACGATTGAAAGATACTAAACAAGACAAAATCCTTATTATAGTACCCACTACATCGCTTGTAGAACAACTATTTAAAGACTTTAAGGACTATGGTTATAATAGTGAAAGAAACGTACATAAGATATATTCTGGCCACGAAAAAGAAACAAACAAAAGAGTTATAATATCCACTTGGCAATCTGTTTATAATTTGCCTAAAAAGTGGTTTGAAAAATTTGGTATGATTATTGGTGATGAGGCACACTTGTTTAAAGCTGTTTCATTAACTAAACTATTGACTAAATTGGAAAAATGTAAATACAGAATAGGTTTGACAGGAACTTTAGATGGCACAAAAACACATAAGTTAGTATTAGAAGGTTTGTTTGGTACAGTCAATAAAGTGGTATCTACAAGTGAACTTCAACAAAAGAAACAACTAGCCGATTTAAAAATTATGTGTTTAGTGTTACAACACGATCAAACTGCTCGACATTTTTTAAAAGATAAATCGTACCAAGAAGAAATGGATTATTTGGTTTCTAACGAAAAAAGAAATAAATATATAAGGAATCTATGTCTTTCATTACAAGGCAATTCTTTATGTTTATTTCAGTACGTTGAAAAGCACGGTGAGATTCTTAAAGAACTAATCGAAGAAAAAGCACAAAATAGAAAAGTGTTTTATGTACACGGAGGAGTAGAAGCCGATGTTAGAGAAGATATTAGAGCTATTACAGAAAAATCCGATAATGCTATTATTATTGCTAGTTATGGTGTCTTTTCCACTGGCATTAATATTAGGAATCTTCACAACATTATTTTCGCTAGCCCTAGCAAATCTCGTATTAGAAATTTACAATCTATTGGTCGTGGCCTTAGGTTAAAAGATAACAACTCATCTGCAACTTTATATGATATTGCTGATGATATATCATACAAAGATAAGACGAACTATACATTACAACACTTTAAAGAAAGAATAAATATATACAATGAAGAAGACTTTAATTACGAAATTCATAACGTGGAGTTAACAAATGACAAAAGAAGCTAACCCAGTAAAAATAATCAAACTTATTAATGGTGATGATATTGTTTGTTCATTTCCTAAAGAACAACTAGGAGATAAATCTCCCTTGATTCGTTTATCAAAACCATTACAAGTTAAGTATGTTCCACAACTTACTCCACAAGGTATAAAAGATTATGTGGCTTTAATTAAGTGGTCACCATATACAAGTGATCCAATTATAACTATTCCAAAAAATAAGATAATGACTATTACAAACGCCAACGGCTCTATGCAAACTAGTTATTTTCATTTATTAGAAAGTTACGATAAAGAAGAAAAGGTTGTAAAAGATAACCAGTATGAAAGAACACGGCTATCTGATGAAACCAATGCTGAAATAAACGAGATATTTGATGAAGAAGATGAGAACTATACTATTCCTAATAAGACTCTACACTAGCTTATAGTATCCTCTATTAACGCTCAACACGCTTCATTATATACTAAATTTTGTAAAAGTCAACGCTGATTTGAAAAGATATGGAAAAAAGTGAATGGATAATAAAAGTGACTTATAATACTGATAACTGGAAGAAATATTGTGAACTTACCTACCCATTTAAAGGCACTCAAAAAACACTCGAAAAAAGAATCTGGAAACACTATAATGAAAAGTATGAAAACTATGGTAAGGCAGAAGCTGTAGTAGTAGAATTAATTTTGGATTAATTAGGCTTAAAACATTGACTTTTTGAAAGGAATATAGTATATTATAATTATGGCAGCAAGAAAAGAACATTACGTAAATAACAAAGAATTTTTAGAGGCAATGAAGGCCTATAAAAAAGAAGTAAATAAAGCGAAAAGAGAAAAACGAGAAAAGCCACCAGTGACTGATTACATTGGTAGTTGTTTTTTAAAGATTGCAAATCACTTATCTTATAGACCTAATTTTATCAACTATACATTTAGAGATGATATGATTAGTGATGGTATTGAAAACTGTTTACAATATTTGGATAACTTCAATCCAGCAAAATCAAGTAATCCTTTTGCTTACTTTACACAAATTATCTATTACGCATTTGTAAGAAGAATACAAAAAGAAAAGAAACAAACTACAATCAAACATAAGTTAATTATGGATAATAACTATGATGATGTAGCTCTTCAACCAGGTGATGATAGCGAATTTAAAAATCAGTTTAGAGAATTTTTACAAAAAAATGTAAGAATGGAAGAACCAGTTAAAAAGGTTACTAAAGTTAAAAAGAAAAAAAAGGTAAATAAAACTTCTCTACACTTCTTTGGTTAATTATGAAAATAGCATTATTGAATGACACACACTTCGGTGCAAGGAACGATAGTCCAGCATTTTTGGATTACTTTATGCGTTTCTATAATGAAGTATTTTTTCCCTATCTAAAAGAACATAACATAAAAACATTTGTTCATTTAGGTGATGTGGTTGATAGAAGAAAATTTATCAACTTTAAAACAGCACACACCTTTAGACAAAAGTTTATGAAAAGGTTATGGGAAGAAGGTATAGATACTCATATCATATTGGGTAACCACGATACTTACTATAAGAACACAAACGAAGTAAACGCCATTACAGAACTATGTACAACGTATGATGGTAAACACGAACCTTGGATATACGATAAAGCAAAAACTGTAAATCTTGGTGGACTTGATATTCTTTTTATACCTTGGATATGTGATGAAAATTACGAACACTCTATAAAAGAAATAGACACAACTAAAGCCCAAGTTGCGATGGGTCATTTAGAGATAAAAGGTTTTGAAATGCACAATGGTGCTTTTAATAATCAAGGTTTAGATAAGTCAATGTTTAAACGATTTGAAAAAGTTATCTCTGGTCACTTTCATAAGAAATCAGATGATGGTCAAATATATTATTGTGGCTCTCAATATGAGATTACTTGGTCAGATTATAAATGTCCAAAAGGTTTTCACATATTCGATACAGATACAAGAGAACTAACAAGAGTACCTAATCCAATTAGACTTCATAAAAAACTTATCTATAATGATAAAGAAAATGATTATACAAAAAAAGATTTATCAGCATTTGAAAATACCTTTGTAAAAGTATTTGTTACAAACAAAACAAATGAGGAAATGTTTAACAATCTAATTGATAGACTACATAATACAGTTGATACACACGAAGTAAATATTATAGAAGATTTAAATACAGATATAACAGCTTCTGTAAAAGAAAACATACTAGAAGAAGGTGAAGATACACTTACATTTTTAGGTAATTATGTAGAACAAATAGATACAGATTTAGATAAAGACAAATTAAAGAAAGTCGTAAAAGAACTATTTACTGAAGCAATTGAAAAATGATTTTATTTAAGAATATAAAGTGGAAGAATTTTCTTTCCACTGGTAATACCTTTGTAGAAATAGATTTAAGAAAGTCACAATTAACTTTGATGATTGGCGCCAACGGTTCTGGTAAATCAACAATGTTAGATGCGTTGTGTTTTGCTTTATTTAATAGACCATTTAGAAATATTAAAAAAGAACAGATTGTCAATACAATTAATGGTGGTGATGCTTTAGTTGAGGTAGAGTTTCAAGTTGGTACAAAAATGTATAAAATAATAAGAGGTATCAAACCAAATCTATTTGAAATTTATAGTGATGGTCTTTTACTTAACCAAGATGCTTCAAGTGTAGATTATCAAAATGTTTTAGAAGATCAAATATTAAGATTAAATCATAGAGCATTTAAACAAATTGCTGTTTTGGGTTCTTCATCATATCAACCATTTATGCAAATGCGACCAAGGCATAGACGAGAAGTTGTAGAAGAAATATTAGATATAAGAGTTTTATCTCATATGGATTCACTTACAAGAAATCAACAAACAGAATTAAGTAAAAAGATTGTTGAAGCTAGACACCAATGTGATTTAATCGAATCAAAATACGAGTTAGAAACAAGACACTTTGAAGAACTAAAAAATAGAAGCGTTAGTGATATTGATATTAAGAAAAACAAACTGCAACAGAATGATGATGCAAAAGAACAGTATCTAAGGAAAATATCCAAGCTAGATGGGGAATATAAACAACTTGAAGAAGATATAAAAGAAAAAGATAAGATTGAGAGTAAGAGAAAACAATTAGAAAAGTTAGAAACAAAGATAGAACAAAATTTAAATACACACGAAAAGAGTTTAAAATTTTTTGAAGAAAATGATAACTGTCCTACTTGTACACAAAAAATACAACTAGAATTTAAAGATGAAAAGATAGATTATGAAAAGAAAAAACTTGTAACTTTAAATGATGGCATGAAAGATTTAGTAAAAGAACTATCAAAAGTAGAAAACAAAATTACAGATTTTAATAAAATATCAAATAAGATGTATGATATTAATATTGAAATGTCAAAACTCAATACTTCAATAGATGAAATTAAAAAGTTTAGTGATAGTTTACATAATGAAATATTATTATTAGAAGGCAAAGAAGAAGATAGTAAAGATGTTGAAGGTCAATTACAAGAACTAAAAACACAATTAGAAGAAACAAAACTAGAACTAAATAAGATTGTAGAAGAAAAGAAATACATTGATGTAATAAGAGAGATACTTTCTGACAAAGGTGCTAAGGCAAAGATAATCAAAAAGTATCTACCAATTATGAATACACTTATAAATCAATATCTACAATCTATGGACTTTTTTGTTAACTTTCATTTAGATGAGGAGTTTAATGAAACTGTTAAAAGTCGCCACAGAGATGTATTTGATTATAATAGTTTTAGTGAAGGTGAAAAGATGAGAATAGATTTAGCATTAGTATTTACTTGGCGATCTATTGCTAAAATGAAAAACAGCGCCAATACAAACTTAATGGTCCTTGATGAAATCTTTGATAGTAGTTTAGATGGTCAAGGTACAGATGACTTTTTTAAGATAGTTAGAAAAATGGAAAAAGAAAACATTTTTATTATATCACACAAAGGCGATATACTTTTTGATAAATTTACAAATATAATCAAGTTTGAAAAAGAACACAACTTTACGAGGTTACAATATGTCTAAACAGGCTCAAATAAATGTTACAAGATTTGTAAGTCGTCCCAAAAACACTCCCTTTGCTCCTAGTTGGGATTACTTTATGTTTGAAAAAAACATTAAAAAAATTAACTACAAAAATTTTTCAAAATTTCTTTTAAGTAAAGAAAAAGAAATATTAAAATTAGCACCAACAAAAACAAGTAACAAAGTAACTGTTGGTTATACAGGATTAAAAGAAAACACTACAACGGCTAGATATGGTAGTTATAATGTTTTAAGTTGGAAAGATAAAAACGTAAAAATATTAAAAGATGAAATTGTTAATTTTCATAATCAAATATTAGAGATGTTTAATTATCCTCAACCTAAAGAGTTGTATGCTCAATGTTGGGTGAATATACTTAAAAAGGGCGATCAAATGAAACCACATATACATACTGTTGATCCTGATTGTTATTTAGGTGGCCACTTATGTATACAGTGTGATGACACCACGACAAATTATATAAACCCTATTAATCAAATATGCGAACCTGAAATATATTATAGTAAAAATGAAGTAGGTAAAATAACTTTATTTCAAAATAATATTCCACACGGCACAAGTGTACAAGAAAAAAACAAAAAAAGAATAACAATAGCATTTGATTTATTTACAAAAAATATGAATCCTAACTGTGTGAGGCTAATATGAAAGAACTAAAATTGATACCACCATCGGACCTAAGGGTACAAACAGCAATCGCACCTTTTAATGATGATATGTTAAAAGAAGAAGGTTTTAAAGATAGAAAAGAACTAACCGAATCTATGTTTAATGCAATGAAAAAATATGGTGGTATCGGTATGACTTGTAATCAAGTAGGTTTACCATTTAATATGTTTGTTCTTGGCGATCATTTACAATTAGAAAATGGTTTAAAGATGGCGTGTTTTAATCCTATGATTATATCAAGTAGTGAAGAAACTACTGTTATGAAAGAAGGTTGTTTAACTTTTCCATTTGTATTTTTATCAATTACAAGACCTCGTAAAGTAGTTGTAAAATACGAAGATGAAAATGGTGCATTACAAGAAGGTCATTTAGATGGTATGTTTAGTCGTATCTTTCAACACGAATATGACCACGTTATGGGTTTAAATTTTACAGATAAAGTATCTAAATTTAAACTAAAGAGAGCGTTTGATAAAGCTGAAAAGATGATGGATATAATGAAGAAAGACCCAAATGCCAAAGTTGTTGAAAAAGTCTAAAACTTTTATACACGTGAATCAACACGTGATTCGTAGTAATAAAAAACACGGAAAAGACGATCCAGTTATTACAATAAAACAAGGTAGTAAAAATACATATTGCCACGAAGTAGAAATACGAGGACCAAGTAAAGTAATATATGGTGGTAATGAAAAACCACTATTAAATTGTGGCGCTAGAGTAGTTATTGAAACTGACGCCAGCGTTGACATTATTAGATAAACCTGATAATATTATATACATTATGTACAAACCATACTATCTAAAAGACGTTATTGATAATTCAAATAAAGAACTATTTACAGTCATCTCTACATTTGCTGGTGGTGGTGGTTCTTCTACAGGTTATAGACTAGCGGGTGGAAAGATATTATGTGTAAATGAGTTTGTCGAATCAGCACAAGAAACATATAAATCAAATTATCCAAATACACCAATATTACCACAAGATATAAAACAATTAAAAGGTGAAGACTTCTTAAAAGCCGCTGGTATTCAAAAAGGCGAATTAGATATACTTGATGGTTCGCCACCTTGTTCAGCGTTTAGTGTCGCTGGTAAAAGAGAAAAAGGTTGGGATCAAACCAAGACTTATTCTGATGGTAAACAAGTAGAAAATATAGAAGACTTATTTTTTGAGTTTACAAGAATTACAGGTGAGATAATGCCTAAAGTAGTAATTGGCGAAAACGTTGCTGGTATTACAATGGGAGAAGCGAAAGAATACTTTAATAGAATAGTAAATGAGTTTGGTAAACTAGGATATGAAGCAGTAGGTAAAGTATTAAATGCTGCTGACTATGGTACACCTCAAGGAAGACAAAGATGTTTCTTTATCGCTGTAAGAAATGATATAATGGATAAGGCAGAGTTAAACTTTATGACTATGGAAAATGAATTATATCCAGAACCACATAAACAACAAGTATCATTAAAAGAAGCAATAGAAGATGTACAAAATGATGAAGAAGAAGAAAAACAATTATACGAATATGTACAAGGTGGTTTCCAAAAGAAGTGGGTAGAGATATTACCATTTAATCCTAATAGACACATTAAACCTAGTGAAAACGATATAAGAATTATACCAAAAGATAAATGGCCTGAATATAAAGAAATGGGTTTCCAAGAAAAAAATGCGAAGCCAGTAGTATCAAACTCTAATACTACAATAGATCAACTAATGAAAACAGATGTTAAACATTATGAGTGGGATACAGATAAAGAATATTACTATGTAGATATTAACTATAAGAAATCTATGTTTAATATGATAAGACCTGCCGTTGATAAACCTTGTCCAACTCTTACACAAAGAGGACAACAAATGAGTGTATCTGGTGTATTTCATTATAATAAGAATAGAAAGTTTACAATAAAAGAATTGATAAGAATTATGGGATTACCTGATGACTATAACTTACAAGGTAAATTTGACCAGAAGGCAGAACGAATCGGACGTATGGTAGCGCCACTAATGATGAAGAATCTAGCGTCAAATATATACGAAAAAGTGTTAAAAAGAACAAAGTAAGAACATTATACCTCAAAAACACTAGTAAAATCAACGCAAAATAAAGGGTTGACTTTTAGATTGCGACCTGATAGATTAGCTAGTATGGACACACAAACAATTAATTTAGACACAAAATCAGTTCTCGCAAAGTTAATCGCTACCGAGAATATTTCGGTACAACATAATAAAGTTAAAACCGCTTCATTTGATACGAAGAATAGAGTTTTAACATTACCAGTATTTAAACAACCTAAGGGTGATGTTTATGATATGTTAATCGCACACGAATGCGCTCACGCTTTACATACACCAACAGATGGTTGGGCTAAGATCGCTGATGATAACGAATTAAGATCATATGTTAATGTTTTAGAAGATTGTAGAATTGACAGAATGATACAAAAACAATACCCAGGTGTAGTTAGAAACTATATTAATGGTTTTGATTTATTAGAAAAACAAAATTTCTTTGGTACTCACGGAAAAGATATTAATAAAGACTATATGTTAATTGATAAAATTAACTTATACTATAAGTCTTCAAAAAGATTGCCGTTCATTTTTTCTCCTAAAGATGTTAGTTGGTTAAGTAAGGTTGACGCATTGAAAACTTTTGATGATGTTGTCAACCTTGCCAAAGACATATTAAAATGGCAGAAAAAACAAGTTGAACAATTAAAAAAATTACCTGATTTTGATTCACACGTTATCGCAGAAAACTATAACCTAAACCAAGATGATGAAGATGGTGAAGAAGTTGAGTCTAAAAAGTCAGATGAAAAAACTGACGAGAATGATGATAAAGATTCTGGCGATAGTGAAGAAGCAGAAAACAATAATGAAGATAAAAAAGAGTCTGGTGAACAGACTGCTGTTACAGAAGAAGCTCAACAAGGTGGTGGTGAAGGTGTTGCGCCACAAAAATTACTTTCTATTACAAACGAATCTTTAGAAGATAAAAAATCTAATTTATATGATGGTGAAAAAAGTTATTCTTACTTTACTTTACCAAATACAAATTTAAATAAAGTTATTGTTTCAAATAAACAATTCTTAAAAGATTTGAGATCGTATGCGTTTAAAGAAATAAAACAATATCCAAACGCAAGTGGTACTTATTACAACTGGTTAAAAACTCATTACAAAGAATTTAAAAACGATAATAAGAAAACAGTTAATTATCTTGTTAAAGAATTTGAGATGAAAAAAGCGGCGACTGCTTATAAGAGAGCGTCTACAGATAAGACTGGTATTATTGATCCTCTTAAATTACCATCTTACAAATATTCAGATGATATATTTAAAAGATTAACTATTTTACCTGATGCTAAAAATCACGGTATGATGATGTTACTTGATTGGTCAGGTTCAATGTGTAATATATTAAAACAAACAGTTGAACAGTTAATGAATCTAATTTGGTTTTGTCAGAAAGTTAATATTCCTTATGAAGTTTATTTATTTACAAGTGAGTATGGTGGCGATGATAGACGTACCCACAGTTCAGGTCACTTTGAATACAAATATGGTGATGTAACGTTAGATAAAGTAAATCTAGTTTGTGTTGCAAGTAATAAAGTTAAGAAGACAGAATTAGATGAATCTTTAATGTGGTTATATCATATGGCACTTGCGTATGATGACAGATATTCTGGTAGTTATGTTTTCGGTCAAAAAACACACGAAGGTGAGATGTTTTATATGCCACACAATTATTACTTAGGTACAACTCCATTAAATCAAGCATTAATCGCTTTTGAAAAAATGATACCTATGTTTAAGAATAAAAACAAGATTGAAAAAATGTCACTAATTACTTTGACAGATGGTGGCGCAAACTTTTCTTTTGGTAATACTATGGGTGATGAAGGTGTAGAGGTTCCAACAGATCACGGTAAACCAGTTATCAAAGTTGGTAAAAAACAATACACAGTTGTTGATGAGGGTAGATATTATTCAAGTGATATTTACACAGGTTTACTTTTAGATATTATAAGACAAAGACACGGTATATCTACTATTGGTTTTTATGTGACTAAAAAATTAAGAGGTTATGATGTAGAAAGATTTGCTAGAGATTGTAAAAATTGGGAAGAGAGATATAAGAGAACCCAAAAAATTAAATCTAGTTTATCAAAAGAGAAGTATGCATCAGTAGATAGTATGGGTTATGACAAGTATTTCTTATTAAATGGTAAAAAATTAAAAGTTGAGAATACAGATTTATCAAATATTAAAGATAATATGAAATCAAGTGGTATCGCTAGAGTGTTTAAAAAGTCTATGAAAGGGCGAATCACTAGTAGAACTTTGTTAAATCAATTTATTCAGGAGGTTGCATAGTGAAAAACACTAGTAAAATCAATCCAATTTATGGGGTTGACTTTTATGTAAATCCTGATATTATTATATTATAAACTATGAAAAAAAAGGAGCACACTATGATAGACTTAAACGCAAGTCAAAAAGAACAAGTGTCAGTGTTACATAAACACTATAACAAAGACACTTTAACTAGAGGTGAGATTAACGCTCTAGTATCTAAAAAGAAGATTAAAAACCCTTCTTGGTTAAAAACAGATAAGTACAAAGTTGACAGAGGTACTTACAAGTTACCACTTGATGGTGAACCTACCGAGAACGAACAGTTAATGGAAACTGAAGTTGCCGATACTAAAACAGAGGCTGCTTATGTTGTTTCTTCTTTAACTGGTAATATCGTACCACAAAAAGATTCAACCTTTGTGAGTTTTGGTAACTATCCAGATGTTAAGAATATAATTAAATCTGGTCAGTTCTATCCATTATTCATTACAGGTCTTTCTGGTAATGGTAAAACAATGTCAGTTACACAGGCGTGTGCTGAATTGAAAAAAGAATTAATCAGAGTTAACATCACTATTGAAACAGATGAAGATGATTTGTTAGGTGGTTATAGACTTAAAGATGGTCAGACTGTATGGCAGAATGGTCCAGTAATTGAAGCGATGGAAAGAGGCGCAGTTCTTTTACTTGATGAGATTGATTTGGCATCAAATAAAATTATGTGTTTACAACCAATCCTTGAAGGTTCTGGTGTCTTTGTTAAGAAGATTAACAAATTCGTTAAACCTAAAGATGGCTTTAATGTGATCGCTACTGCGAATACTAAAGGTCAAGGTTCAGAAGATGGTAAGTTTATCGGTACCAATGTATTGAACGAAGCGTTTTTAGAAAGATTTCCAATTACGTTTGAACAATCTTACCCAACTTCTAAAACAGAAAAAAAGATATTATCAAATACCTTAAAAGCCTCAGGTAAAAAAGATGACAAGTTTGTTGACAACTTAACTACTTGGGCTGACGTTATCAGAAAAACCTATTTTGATGGTGGCGTTGATGAGGTTATATCAACTAGAAGATTGGTACATATTACACAAGCTTATTCTATCTTTGATAATAAGATGAAGGCGATTCAAATGTGTACTAATAGATTTGATGATGATACAAAAAATTCGTTTGTAGAGTTATATACAAAAGTGGACTCGGGAGCCAGTGTCGAAGACATAATGGAATCCAAGAGGAAAGCTGATTTAGACTCTCAATTGAATGACAATGACAGTGAGTCGGATTCAGAAGAAGACAATTCTTATGATTCTTAATCTGTCAATTCATAGTGTAGTCCTAGGGGGCGCTTCGGCGCCCTCTTTTTACTATACTTTAGGGTGTGTCAATACAGACCATTTACTTTTAAACAAAAATGGTGTAAGCTTATAGTATGAAAGTTAATTTAGAAAAATATAAAGTTGCTGATACTGGCCAAGTGAGACCAAGTGTTAAAGGCAGACAACCCAAAGGCATGACGTTTGTAGGTTTTTATAGAATACCTTTAGATATGTTAATAACAAAAACTGACTTTCATAAGTTATCAAATATCAGACCAATTTCTTCAGAACATAAAAATAGTTTAGTATCGCTTATAGAATCAGGACTGTGGCAAGAAGGCAGTTATATACCACCTACGGTAATGATTACCAGAAGTGGCAAATTAGTTTTACTTACAGGCGAGCACACTTATCAAGCTTTCTATGATATAAAAAGCGGTGACTTGTTTGTTGCGTTAGTTGAATTTGATACTTTTAAAAATGCTAAAACTTGGCAGTCAAATGAAAATGCGAATATAGAATATGTTAAACGTGGTAGAGATGATGACCAAGTCGCTCAATCTTCAAAAGATATTCTTCAAAAAGATATTGAAGACGGCCTCGTTGATAGTACCGACATTAATAAAATGGAACAAGCCATCATAGAGATATTAAAAGACCAAGACATAACAAAATCTTTAGTCGGCGAATCAAAAGTTAGAAAAATAGTTACCAAAGTTTTAGAATACTTTAATGATAATATTGAAGTTGTAAAAAATTATACAGATGTAGAACTAAAAGAATATTTTGAAAAAAAATTTAAAGATAAAACACTGAGTAATAGTAAATTTATTCTTAATGATGATAATAGTATTATTATCAATAATGATATTACAGAGAATGAAAAAGGTCTTAACATTATGAGATACCAACAAAAGTTATTAAAACTTGCTAACTATCTTTATAAAATGAATTATCCTTTAGATAAAGTAAGATTAGAAATATTAAATCATTTTTCTACTCCTAATTCAAAAACATATGCAGAATTATTAAAAGAAGATAAATCAAATACTAGACTTAAAAAATATTTTTCTAGTTTAGAAAACATTTTAAAGTTTAAAGATTTCTTTTTAAACGCAAACAAACATAACGTACCACAAATGAGTGATAAAAAATAATGTATATAGATTTTGAAAAATTTAATGAGAATAGTTATGTGTTAGACTCTGTACTATTGGGGGTAGAGTATGATGGTCTTTGCGCTAAATACGATTCAATATTAGAATTAAAATTAGATAATTGGCATCCAAAATTAAAATGGATAATTACCAAAGCTATGGGTCGCTCAGTTTACAGTATTGTACATAATGGTAAAATCATTAATACAGGTTTAACAAGTAAAATGGCAAACGCATCTAAAAAATTAAAACAAAAAGTTACCAAAGACCATTTACTAAAACCTCAGCTATGGGGCGAGTTCTTTTTTGATAATGGTGACCACTATTACTCTGGTACAGAAACCGCATTCAAAGAATGGCAAAAGATTATGAATTATCTTTGTCATACCACCAACGTAACTGGTGAAGAAAATGATTTGTTAAGTACACAAACTCACAGAGATGATGATACAAAACAATTAGATAGATATACTTTATTAGAAAACTCTTATGATACTGCTAAGATTGAATTAGAAACGCCTACAAACGGATTTATAAAAAGTAGAAAGTTTCCTTTATCATTACCTACAGAGTTTGTAAAATGGGAAAAAGAATTAATCAAAGACATTGAAAGGGAGGAGGTAAAATAGTTTGAGTATTACAGTAGAAGTAAGAAAAGGTAATTTAGAACAGGCGATGCGTGTACTAAAAAAGAAAGTACAAAAAGAAGGCGTTATAAAAGATTATAGAGCTAAGTCGGTTTATGAAAAACCAAGTGAAAGAAAAAGACGTAAGAAAAAAGAAGGCATTGCTAACTTTAAAAAGAACCAAAAGAAGTTAAAACAACAAAGAGGTTTTTAAAGTTTTACACTATACGTTGATGTATATATATTATGGTCAGGCAACTCGTAAGTCCTTGACAGTGTAAAAGCCCGAGATTATCTCGGTGTCGCAAATCGCAGGTTTAGCCACTTACTGCGTGAACAAAAAAGTGGCACTTGTAATTATTAAATTAATGATTATATAAATAATTGTACAACGCCATAATGGGTTGTACTTAAAATAAACTTGCTTAACAAAAGGAGTTATAATGACTAATAGAGCAATTTCAATTTTCAATCAATTAAGACCACTATCAGTAGGATTTGATGATGTGTTCAATCATTTTGAGCATATGTTAGATTCGGATTTTACAAGTGTTCCTAACTATCCACCTTACAATATAGTAAAGACTGGTAAGTACACTTATGATATACAAGTAGCACTTGCTGGTTATGGTAAAAAGGACATAGATGTATCTTTTGAGAATAGTGTCTTAACAATTAAATCTGTCAAAGATAAAGACGAAAAAGAGGTTGAAGATAACGAGGGTGTACTTCACAAGGGTATCGCCAAAAGAATGTTCACAAAGTCTTTTACAATCGCTGAAGATGTAGAAATCAAAGGTGCAGAGTTAAAAGATGGCCTATTAAGTGTATCA